TCTTCTCTTGGAAGTCTTACACATATTGCAACACAAACAGCTTCATCATCAGCAAGTTTAAGTTTTACATCAGGGATTGATAGCACTTACAAAGAATATATTTTTTACTTTGTGAATATACACCCAGCAACAGATGGTGCTTTTTTTTCTTTTCAAGCAGATAGAAGTGGATATTCAAGTTATAATCAAACTATTACATCTACTTATTTTCAATCAAGACACGATGAGGGAAATACTGATACTCAATTAGCTTATAATACAGGAAATGATCTAGCACAAAGTACAAGTTTTCAAAAATTATCTCAATCTCTTGCATATGAAAATGATGCAAGTCTATCTGGTTTTTTACATATTTTTAACCCATCAAGTTCTGTTTTCGTTAAGCATTTTATTGCAAGAACCCAACAAATGACAGATTCAGATTTTTCTTTTGATTTGCATATTGCTGGTTATTTTAATACCACAAACGCACTTGATAAATTACAATTTAAAATGAGTTCAGGAAATATAGATAGTGGACAGATATTGCTATTTGGATTAAATTAACATAAAAGGAGTATATTATGCCAAGATATAAATTAGTAAATGGAGAACGAATACAGCTTACTGCTGAAGAAGAAGCACAAAGAGATCAGGAAGAAGCTGATTGGGAAGCTGGTGCTTTTGATAGAGCAATGGCTAATTTAAGACAACAAAGAAATAGTAAATTAGCAGAAACTGATTTTTATGCTTTATCTGATGTAACAATGTCAGAGGATATGACTACATATCGTCAAAATTTAAGAGATTTAACAAATGGACTTTCAACAGTTGATGATGTAAATAATGTTACATGGCCGATAAAACCATAAAAAAATCAGTCTTAATTTGTATTCCTAGTTTTGACCAAAAGATTCATCTTCAAACAATATCATCAATTATTTCAGTAAGAGATACTTTAAACCATGCCAACATTGGATGTGGTATGATGTGGTTAAGAGATAGTCTTGTTACAAGAGCAAGAAATAAATTGGTAGATGCTTTTTTAAAACAAAAAGATTATACTCATTTATTTTTTATAGATGCTGATATTATTTTTCAACCACAGGAATTTATAAGAGTATTATTATTTGATAAACCTATAACTTCAGCAGGTTATCCAATAAAACATGATGGTCCAATAGAAAAAGGTGATGCTAGTCAAGGTTGGTGTATAAATTTTCCATTAGGCAAATATGATTTAAATGATAATGAAAAAGGTTTTAAAAAAGTAAATTATGCAGGTACTGGATTTATGTGTATTGAAAGACAAGTATTTGAAAAAATAATTAAAGAATATCCATCAATAGAATATCAAACTGATGTAAGAGCAAAGGTAGATGATGTTAGAGAAAGCTATGATGATGTAGCAGGTAAAAAAGAATATGCTTTCTTTGATTGTGGTATACAAGGTAATAGTATTTTAAAAGACCCTGAAAATACAAAAAGATATTTAAGTGAAGATTTTTATTTTTGTCAATTATGGACACAATGTGGTGGAGAGATTTGGGCAGATTTAACAAGTAAATTAAAACATATAGGTATAAAAGACTATGAAAGACCTCCTATATTAAAGATCAAGGAGAAATCATAGTCATGGTGGATTACAGGCTAATGGCTTTCTAACTCCCATGACTTATTTATAACACATGATAAATGAAAAAGAAATAGAAATACAAAAGTTACAAGCAAGAGTTGATTTCCTTAAAACAAAATTACAAAAAGCAATAGATGGTAATATTACAAGTGATCCTATTGTTAATAAAATTATAACAAAAATAATAAAACGACACAAACAGGGAATGCAAAAGTTTGGCAAAACAATGCAAGACAATAACAGACCCTTAAATGAGTGGGTAAAAGAAGCACAAGAAGAAAGTCTTGATTTTATCCATTATTTAGAAAAATTACTTAAATAGCCCAAAAAGACCCATTTAAAAGCCCCTGACATGCACAGAGATTAGCATCTTGGGGTAAATAGGTACTTGGGTATCCCCAAAAAAAAGGAGTAAAAAGATGGCAAAAAAACCTCTATATGGTAAAGTCCAAGTATACGAAAAAAAATTCAAAGGAACTTCTATAGGTGCTAGACCTAAAAAAGTATCTTCTATGAATAAAAGTAAAAGGAAAGGTAGATCAAAACAACAATTGAGATACAAAGGTCAAGGAAAATGAGAAAAAAAAGTGTTAAAAAACGATCTGTTACTACATCTATGGTTAATCAAAGGATTGACGACCATGAGAAATTATGTAGGATTATGCAAAGAGAAACAAATAGAAGAATAGAACAGAATGGTAAAAAGATTGAGAGATTAGAAAAAGTAGTAATGACATCTACTGGTATGTTAATTATTGGTATGTCTACACTTATTTATAACCTGTTATTTTAAAGGGGTCTTATGCAATTATCAAAACATTTTAAACTAGAAGAATTTACAAAATCAATGACTGCTATCAGGAAAGGAATACAAAATGAGCCTGGAAGCGGTGATATTAAAAATTTAGAAAATCTTTGTTATGAGGTATTAGAACCGATAAGAGCAAAGTTTGAAAAACCAATTACAATAACAAGTGGTTATCGTAGTGAGGAACTGTGTGAAGCCATAGGTTCAAAAAAGACCAGCCAACATGCAAAAGGTATGGCGGCTGATATAGAAATTTTTGGTATTCCCAATATAAAAGTAGCATATTGGATTCAATCAAATTGTGATTTTGATCAACTTATACTTGAGTTTTGGAAGCCAAAAGATAAAAAAGATATTAATTCAGGTTGGATTCATGTATCATACAATGAAAAAGGTGCAAATAGAAAACAGGTTCTTACTTATGATGGATCAAGTTATATTAATGGTTTACCTGAAATGAAATGGCAAGATGGAGAAGTTATAGCTTAATGCCAAGTTTCAAACAAACTATTATTGATGCTTTAGAAAAAAAATATGAAGCACAAATGTGTATAGCAGAAGCAAATTTAAAAGTATTATTAGAGAATCCTGTTGGTGTAGGTGATCACCCTGATATTGTAGAAACAATTGATAAAGAAATGCAAAAAATAACAAAAGCAAAAGAGATGCTAGATGAACTAGCAAACTGGAGGACATAGATGTGGTTATCAGCAATTAAATTAGCAGTATCTACTGGAAGTAAAATATATGCTAACAAACAAAGACAAAAAGAGGCAATGTCACAGGCAGCACTTCTTACTGCAGAAAAAATGGCTCGTGGAGAAACAGAATATCAAGGTAAGTTATTAGAAGCTAGACAAAATGACTACAAAGACGAATTTGTTTTATTAATCCTATCTGCGCCCATAGTGGTACTTGCTTGGGCAGTTTTTAGTGATGATCCTGCTATGATGGAAAAAATTGAATTGTTTTTTCATCACTTTGGTAATTTGCCAGTTTGGTTCCAGACTTTATGGATAACTGTTGTGGCTTCTATTTTTGGTATAAAAGGTACTCAAATATTTAAAAATGGTGGACCAAAAAAATAGGGTATAGTCTAGTACCAAAACATATCAGGATTGCAATATACGTTTACCTCAAGACGATTTTTTTCTATCAAAAGGTGTAAAAAACAGATATGGAGAAGAATGAAGTTTTTTTTAACTATAATAATGTGTTCAAATGTTGCAGCAACTTGTATTGCTCCACATACATTTGAGCAAACTTATAATGATTCTTATTCATGTTTATTAGATGGTTATAAAAAGTCTTATGAAAAAATAGAAGAAATTGGAAAAAAAGAAATAAATGAACATCAAATATATCTTAAATTTGAATGTCATGAATTTATATTACCAAAACCAAAACCAAAAATTGTAGAACCAAAATTATCTACATAAAACTATTGATTGTAATTACAACTTATATTTGATAAACTTTTGGTTGTATGAAAACCAAAAAGCTAAAAATATTTGTAATTGGTGATACCCATGACAGCCCTCACATACCTGATAAAAGTAGATTTGGTTGGTTTGCAAAACACATATCAAAAACAAAACCTGATGCAATTGTACATATAGGAGATTTTGTTACACTAGATTCTTGTACTCATTACATTAAAGATGATACCTATACTGCAAGAATTGAAAAACCATATTTTACTCAAGAGATAAGATCACTTGAAGGTGCTTTGGAAGAATTTGATTATTGGCATAAATATAAAAAGATACCAAAGTACATAACATTTGGAAATCATGAAAGACGTTTATGGAGGTATGAAGATAAGAACCCATCTTTTTATGGTTTAGGTCAAAAAGAATTACTAGGTTCTTTTGCAAAATATAAATGGAAAGTAATTCCTTATGGAACATATCTTATGTTAGGTGGTGTTGGTTTTATACATGCTCCATTGAACCCAATGGGAAAAGAATATGGTGGTGAAGCTAGTGAAAGACAAGTTGCAAATAAATCTAAAATAGATATTGTTTTTGGACATAGCCATAGGGCACAAGATCAAAGAGTAGCAAAAATAAGTAATATTAAGAATGATTTTACTAGAATTGTAAATGTAGGGTGTTCTTTACCATTTAATCATATAGAAAATTATGCTAGACATAGTTTAACTGGTTGGACATATCAAGTAAGTGAAATACATATTTGGGATGGTCATATTCAGGAAGTAAATAATATATCAATGAAAAGGTTAGAAGAAGAATATGGACGAGTACGAAAAACTTAAAAAAACAATTTATGGTAAAAACTATCAAAATGTAAAAGATGGAAAGCCATTTGTTCATTTGGGTAAAAGCCAAAGTACAGGAAAAATATTAATTCAAGTTGGTGATGAATTAGGTACTGTTACTTCAAAGATATTAAATAATAGAGAAGCTTTTAAAATTGCTTATAGACTTTTAGATATGGTCTATGACAAAATTAGACAAGACGAGAAATGATAGATGATAAAGTCTTTAAGATATGGAAAGTACAAGATAGGTGTAGAATTTACACATCTTAAAGATTGCTATGGTCTATATGACCCAAATAATAAATTGTTACAAATAGATAAAAGACAAAAAGGCATTAGATTATTTAATACATGGATGCATGAATTGTTTCACATTATAATCTATCATGAGGGCATTGATGTGAATACAAAAGGTGAAGAACCAATTGCAACTGCAGTCGGTAATGGTTATGCAAAGATATTTGGTAAAAATCCTAAATTAAAGTCATATTTATACAAATTATTAAGAGTTGAAAAATCAATTAATAATTGATATTATAAAATAGTTTTTACATAAAACTACCTCGCCACCCCCCCCTATTCCTTTCTAGGTTATCGAATCATTTTAGTCAGGGGGGTGGACTTTTTATTAAGCACTTAACTTTTTAGCTTCTTGTTCTATATCTTTTCTTACAAGTTGATTAAACTTTGTATTAAGATAAGTACACTTGCTATCAAATTGCAAATTATGTTCATTTGCTATTCTACACATTTCACCAATATTATAGTTAAGATAATGTGCAAGTAAAAACATAAAACATTTCACAAACTCTGGTCCATGATGTACATGTCTTGGACAAAGTGCATGAGCCATTTCATGAATTACTGTGAATGCATTATGACCTGCCCATTTTGAAAGTGTTATCTTTTTATACCATGAACCACTTTTTGATTCATAATATCCTGACCAACAAGTAGATGTACCACCTTTGACTGGAGTACATTTTACTCTTGATACTTGTTTTCTACTAGGTACAGGATATATTTTCATCTTAAAGTTTATCCATATCCATGTGGCATAGTTTGAAGCTTCCCTTGAATCTTTAAAGTCTAATGCTTTGCCACCACCATTTTCTTTTGTAAATTGTCTTTCCCATATTCTCTCTACTTTGTACAATTTACTTCGTTGGCTATCTTTCATAGTGTCCTCCATTTTTTTAGTTATTCTATAGAGTAACATACTCAAAAACATTTGTCAATAGAAAAAAATAATTATTATTAGTCATTATTAGAGGGTTAAGCTAACAATGAAGGTAAAAAAAACTTAACCCTCATTATATAGTAGACTCAGTTATATAATTTTCCGTAAAAAAAATTTAAGAGGATAATTAGGGGAACAATCTAACTATCCTCATAAGTATATGTACTTTTTTTTTAAATATGTGCCAAAATAATTAACATTAAAAAAGGGGGATACCCAAGTACCAAAAAGGGTCAAGATGTTAATGTACGTTGAGATATGGAAGACTTTTTTTAGTCTTTTTGCTTAATTTTGCTAGTATCTATTATTTTCTCAATATTATTGTTTTTTTTATTTTTATAAAAAACAGTAACTATTTGATTAGAAAACTTGCTCTTTAATTTCAATAACATTTTTTTAAATGACATAGCTTCAATAATTTCTTGTTCTCTATGGTTATCAGTGTCCCAAATAATCTTGTAAGTATATCTCATGCACCTTTGATCATTTGTCTAGCACTAGATTCTTGAGTGATACGCATATCTTTTAATGCTCTTTTATTGTCATAGGAATCTTTTTTACGAGCATATAAACTTTCAGCAAGTACCAAAGCATCAACATGAGTTTTATACTCATTACTCATCATAGCTTTATCAGTAGCATCTGTAGATTTATCTCCACTACGAATAAAACTTTGTTTTAGTTTAGCTTTAAGAATTGGAAGATGATATTCTAATCTTCTATAATCTCTTAATGCTTCTGCTTTCTGTTCTGATGCTGTTTCTAGTTCTTGATATGTTTTATCAGGGTCTAATATGTATGTTGTATGTTCTATATCACTCATAGGATTATTGCTCCTATAATAAAACCACAAATAAAAAAAACTATTTCTCTCCTATTGTGTAGTTGCCAAACTAAAAATTTATCTATGTATTTATCCATTTATACTCCATTTCTTTTTGTTAAGGTACAAGAAGCCTAATCAACTAATTAATAGTATCTAATAAACTTCCTTTTTTTTTAATTATGACTAATTTTCTTTACTTTTTTTAATATCAGCCACAATTATATCTCGTTGAATATCTTTGTACTCTCTACCCAACTTACTAGCTTCAAGATTTACACCTCCATGATTATGTACTGATTGTACATACTTCTTGTGAGTGCTATCCAAAGCATCAACGAGTTGTCTCATTTGCTCGTCCATCTTTCTCCTCTATGGTTGCCCTTAAATTTTTATAAGGCAAACTTTCTGTTATTTCTTTGCAGAAATCTTCAGCTTTTTTATCTGTTGTCCAGTTTATCTGTCCAACTAAGTCAGATGTACCACTAATCCATATTTTTATCAAGTAATTTTTCACAATATTTAATAAAATTAAATAAAGGATATTACCTGTCAAAATATGAAAATACCCTCTATTAGAAAGGCATATCATCATCTATATCATTTCCCAAGTCTTTTCTTGGATCAGTTTTCTTTTGATATGGGTTATCTATTTTAATGACAACCTTTGGTGTACCATTTTGAGTAGTTTCACCCCAATCAAAAAAAGCAACATCATATTCACCTTTTGGTAAGTCCTGCATTAGCTTGAACTTACTGCTAGTGTATATTGGTGCTTTAGGATTTGGTTGTCCACTTTTGCTTTTGAACTTTAGTAGACCTATCCATACTGGTTTTTCTATAGCCATTTTTACTCCTTTCTTTTAGTAGGTTTTGTTGTATCCAATAACGAGCATCTAATCTCATTGTTGGGTGAGAAGATATTTCTGATAGCTTTACTATAGCTTTTTTTATCATGAAAAATCACTCCTTACTTTTGACCATGGATCTTCTAATGGTCTTTTAAATTTACCATTTGGAGTTGTTTCACATTTAACCCAAATTTGACCACTAGAATTAGCAGATTTGATATTGTACAAATGTCTTCCAATACCCCATGATACACCTGCTCTTTTTAAGCTATCTGATATTGCACCTTTATCAGCTTCATAAGCAGTATCACCTGCTCCATCAGATCGCCATATCCACTCACCATCTAGTTTTAATCCTAAATGACAAATAGTTTTACTTCCAAAGACTTCATGTTTACATTGCCAATTAGCACCCATAACCTCATCTAGTCTTTCTCTAACTGTATTGACAGTTACATAAGCTAACATCATAGCAACATCATTACCCATTTTGTCTTTTGCTACTCTTTGCGCCCTCCATTCTATTTGATCTGTTTTGAATGGTTTGGCTAATTCAAAAAGTATATCACTCGTTTGTTTTAGTTTCATTATTGCTCCATATTTCTTTTGCTTTTTTTCTTGTATAGTCGTCAAACATCCAACCATCTGTGTTAAGTGGAGTAATCTTTATTGCATCGTGTTTGTCTTTGCATACATCCAAAAAGTTTTCTATTGTTTTAAACAAGGATAGACACTCCTCAAAACCTTGTTCAACATCATTTGGAAGAACTTCATCAAATCTAAATTTTTTTGGTGTTGCGGTAAGTATCACACATTTTTCACCACTTAATTTAGAATATAAAGCCTGTTGTCTTATTTCACCTTTACTGCAAGGCATTAGTTTTGTTTTGGCTTTTGTATCAATAATTACATTGTCAAAACCAAAGTCTGTATACATAATTATATCATACTTAAGACCATATTTTTTACCTTCTACTACTAGCTTTCTTTGATAATGTTTTATTCTTGTCAATTGTTTTTCTTGTAAGGCAGTAACAAATTGTTTTGCAATAGCAATAGCATTTTCTACTTCTTGAAAGTATTTATCTGTTTTTGGTAGAGTAACTCTTTTACCAAAATACCATTTAATTAATTTATCAATACTTTTTGTATCTTTAAACTGACTCATTCTTTTTAATGTTGCATAAGCACCAAACTCGGCACTTAAACCACGACCAAATGCAGGATAAGTAGGTGATGAGTGTTTTAGAATATATCTTAATATCCATGCAGATTTATTATCCATGAAACTATTAGCTGATGAATAACTGTGTGTGTATCTTTCTAAATCCATATTACTCCATTTTTTTGTCTTTGTTGTTATACCTTAATAAAATATTTATATCAAATTTATTTATAGCATTATTAATATTTTTTATATTTCTTGTTGATATAGGTGAATCAAAGTCATCATCATATTTTATCTGTAAATTACTTAAAAGACTTGCATAATTTATTAGATCATCAGAAAAAGATCGTAAGTTTTCTACCAAAACACGATAATTTTTTGTTAAAGTTTCTAAATCATCACTTGCAATATTAGTATGTTCTTTTTTTATAAGAGATAAAGATTTTTGTAATTGCCACCTATAACCGATAAAATAATCATCGCCATATACTCTTTTATTTAAATCAAGTGTCATCGCTTTCATTTCTTCTAGTCTGTCCATTTTTTTGTTCATAGAACTCCTTTACATATTTGTCATACTCTTTTCTAATCTTATCATCTTTACCAAAGGTATCAATGTGATGAAATTCTAGTCTGAGTTTAAATAGCCAATATGATAATGGCTTTTTCACCTCAAAATAGAATACCCATAATCATTCATACATTTTGTGATAAATCTCATATCAGCTTTTTCAAAAGGTAACTTATATTTTGTTTCCCTTTCCCAAATGTAATTACATGCTTGTAA